TAAAAGATTAAAAGATTAAAAGATTAAAAGATTAAAAGATTAAAAGAATAGGAAAAAATTAAACTACCCGCGCCTTTTCAGGATGTGCGGGAACTTTTTTTAATTGCTCTATATATAACTAATCTAAAATAATAAAAGATTAAAAGAATAGGAAAAATTAAAAATACCCGCACCTCTTCATCCTACATAAAAATCGATACTGATACTGCGGGATGCTTTATTTTTCTCTCTGATATGTTTATGATGCTTCGATATTAATTAGTAAGCGTTGACTTACTAAGGCACACACAGAGAGAAAAGCCGTGAAAGAAATCTACTTCGAGTCAGAAGAGTATGACGCTTTAGCAGCCGCGAGCATCAACATTACTCTTTGCAAAAAAGAGCCTGAGCTGTATACCTCAAAGTGGTGGGATTACAGATTACTGCATCCGACACAAGCAACTTATCTTTTCGCTGATGCCTACTTAGAAGCTTCTCGCAAATACGCTCAACGTAATATCGATCTTGAATACGGAAAAGTATTTAAGCCTTATCCCGGTAAAGACCTCTTCGCAAAACCTCAACTCGTCTACACAGAGAAAACTAAGAAAGTTAAGCAGACGAAAGGCAAAGACACTTACACACCTGCCCCATCCAAACAAACGATAGCCGGAATATGGAAAGCAAGACAGATGGCTGACAAATTGGGCATACCTTACCGATTCTATTGTGATTCAGCGATCGCCTACGCCGAGAAGGGTTTATGGCACAGATTACCTTCCCCTTCTCACCTGTATGCAACCAAAGTTAGCGCAGCACAAGAGTGGAGAGAAGAGTCGATGGTCGACTTCATCATTCGTCGCTGGAGAGAGTATTGCTCATCAACCGTAGTTTACTCAACGCAAGATTACTTCAAGGCCAGCAACAACGAGAACGGCTATGACCAGATAAGACATCGCGCAGATATTATGAACCAAATCAAAAAAAGACCTGCACCAGAGCTAGGACTCTCTCAAGCGCTTTGCTTCGATGCGGTACTGATCAGAGAAGAGTGCATAAGATTCTTTGGAGAGTACAAGGTAGAAAAAGCTGAAAGACTAGCTAGCAGTTAAACACCCAAAAACTAAGAGTTAAAATGACTCTTAATTAACACACACGTCAGGAGACGATCAATGAACAATTCAGCAAATAACACACAACGCTCTAAAATCAGCTTAAACGCTCGAACAGACACCCAGCGTATCAATAGAAGCAAAAGCTATAAAAACAGCTCAGACAGTCGAAATAGAAAGCCCCAGCAAGAAAAATCTACGTTATCGCATGAGTCTATATTAAACAGTATCTTAAACAGCAACAAAAAGATTAAATTGATGCTCGCAAACAGTCCATCCGTCATTGTCGGAACGTTAGTCGGTTATGACGCATTCACAGTGACAGTCGCATTAGAAGAGGACAAGACAGGCAATGTAACGTTCTTCAAAAATGGCCTATGTTTCTTTGGACCACTTAAGGATGCACAATGAGCGATACAACAGCAGCCGAAGATAAAGCTGTTGAAGCACTAGGCAAAACAATGTCTGGTGAATCAAAAGTTGAAGAGGCCAAAACATCTGCACCATTAGAACTTCTCGATTGGGAAGTTGAAGATAAAACGTTCGATTTTGAGGAAGACTTTCAAGACTCAGTTGCAGCACTAACCGTAATGGACCCAAACTTCATGTTACGAACTCGTGACTGTGTAGAGCCGGGTCACTTTGAAAATGCAGGAAATGCAATCCTTGTTAATATCGCGCAATCTTATTATGACCGATATGCAAGATTGCCGGGCAAGACTGCAATATGGGCTGAACTGATTCGAGACGGAATCAAGTCAAAGCAAATCCGTGCAAACTTTAAAGATGATCTGATCGAGGCGCTTAAGAAGGCTCAGAAAGCTGATCTTTCGGACAGTGCTTACTTCATCGATAAACTTTCGGACTTCAGTAAGCATCAGGACATCATGAAAGGCCTGCAAGAGTCAGTCGACCTTGCTAGTCGAGGCGAGTTCTTAGCGATAGAACGTCGGATGCAGCTAGCCTTTCAGAAAGGTGCTAAGGGTGAATATACCGAGGGTGATTACTGGGAAGATGAAGCCAAACGAACCCAAACCAGAAAGGACATTAAAGCTGGTCTGATCAAGCCAAATGGTATTCCGATCGGCATCCCTCGTATCGATGAAATACTTCACCATAAGGGTTTAGGTCGCAAAGAAGTCACAGTATTGATGGCGGGTGCGAAAAAGGGTAAATCAATGGGTCTGGGTGACTGGTCACTGCGGTTTAGCAAGCAAGGTTATAATACTCTATATGTTACATGCGAAGTATCAGTGGACATCATTGCAGAACGAATGGACGCAAACGTCTCTCGGACAGACATGGGTGATCTGGTTAACTTCATCGATGATGTGTCTAGCAAAGTCGACATGGCTAAAGGTAGAAAGCCGGGTGTATTAAAGATTGTCGAATTCCCAGCAGGTACGTTAACACCAAGTGGCCTTCAGTCCTACATCGAGCGACACAAAGCTATGGGCATTCACTATGACACTATCGTGGTCGACTATGCAGATATTATGGCGCCGAATGTTTATACCAACTCTGACACTGAAAACTCAAAACAAGTGTGGTTAGGGTTAAGGGCTATCGCCACACGAGAAAATGTGGCAATGCTAACAGCAACGCAGACCAACCGAGAAGGCTTCAAGTCAGACACAGCGAAAGCTGAACATGCCGCAGAAGATTTCAACAAGGTTCGTATCGCCGATTTAATTATCTCGATCAATAGAACGGATGAAGAGCGTGATAATGGCGAAGCAAGATTATTCTTTGCAGCTTCACGAAACCAAGCCGGTGAATTCACCATTCATATCAAGCAAGACCTTGCGAAAATGGCGTTCATCGAGTCAGTAACGAGGATCGCATAATGTCTACCTCCATTCACGCATCAAAACGCGACACAGGCTCAAGTGAGCTGCAAGAGCTTTTGGATTACGTTGATATGGAGGACTTTCTTAGCATGGAGGGTATCGACTATCGCATAACACCTGGAACAAGCGGAGTTCAGTTGAATTTGCGAGAATGCCCTCGATGTCACGGATCAGACTGGAAAGTGTATATGAACATGGATACTGGTTTCGGTAACTGCTTTCACGGTAGTTGCGCAGACGAACCCGGTTACAACAAGTTCTCCTTCATTCAAAACGCGCTTGGCTTCACTGGTAGAGAGGTTGTCGCCTATATCAAGAATTACGCCGCGACAGTTGGTTGGAAGCCTAAGCGTAAGGTGACGATAACAAAAAGCAACCAGCTTGAGATCGTTTTGCCAAAACATCACTCAATACCTATTCGTGATAAAAATCTACAGTACCTAGCAAGACGGGGCATACCTGTTGAGATCGCTCAGTATTTCGATTGGTCTTACTGTCACAGTGGGCACTTCAAATACAAAAACTACGAAGGTAAAGATTGCGAGCAAGACTACAGCGGACGAGTGATATTACCTATCTACGATCTCGAGGGTGAGCTTGTTACCTTTCAAGGGCGAGACATAACTGGTGAAGCAGACAAGAAGTATCTATTCCCTCCTGGTCTGGCTGGCTCTGGTAAATACCTCTACAACGGTCACAACTGCCTTGGACTATCTCGCATCGTAATAAACGAGGGCGCTTTTGACGTGGCAGCAACAAAGATGGCTTTAGATACTGAGGTTGAGCTCCGTGATGTTGGGTGCGTAGGTACGTTTGGCAAGCATATCTCTGAAGCAGACGGGGAAAGTCAGACGTTCGCCCTGCTTACACTGAAGAAGCTTGGTTTAAAAGAGGTCACTTTAATGTGGGATAGCGAGCTTAAGACCTTAGATGATGCCTGCAAAGCTGCAAGCTACCTTGTATCACTTGGCCTTAAAGTTTATCTAGCAACACTCCCTTTCGGTAAAGACCCTAACGAATGTGAGCCGCATGAAGTTGTTCGCTCGTTCAGAAAGGCCATGAAATGCACAGCAAGTAATCTGCTCAAGTTTAGGATGAAGCTAATGAATGGGGCAAAGACGCTCACTTGAGACGCCCCAAGAGCATTATTATAAAATGTTCACATTGAAAAAACACACACGTACAAGCACACAAAAAGAGTAGACGCCATGAAAATCACTTATAGATCACACTATCTTAAGCATGAAGCCGGAACGAAGTACTGGCGAATTATGAGCATTGAAGTTATTCACGATAGCGGCAAATCCGAAAATCTCATCGTCAAAGACTACGGCAAGATCGATTCAGGCAAATCAAGAGTTACAGTATCAGTAATTACTGGCTCATCATCAGTAGCGGGCAGCGCATACTCAAGAGCACTTAATAGCAAGTACTCAAGAGGCTATGAGATGGTTGAAAAGCACGCAACTTCAACTAGAAACCCAAAACTACTGATCTCAGGCATTCGAAATCACCTCGCTCACAATTCATGCGGAAAAGCAGATGGTGTGACGAGCAAGATTGCTACCAACTTCAACTTTATAGAGCTGATTGAAAAGTTAAACGGATTAGACACACCGATTGGACCCGAAATTACTGAGACTCCATCTTTGAATTCTGCGTCCGAATCTGAATCTTTAATAGATCGATATTCAAACATAATAGGCGTGGGAGACTTCGCATGAATTGTGAGCAAAAGATCGAAAATTTAGACCTATCTATCTATGAAATGCCGACTGAATTACCACCTTTCCCAGTCGATGCTTCAACGTGGGGGAAGAACTCTTTCTACCATCACTGTGATGTGACAAGTCAGCGAAAAAACTTTTCGGTTTGCTGCACGATTAAGCGCTTTGTTGACCAAAAATCGACCATACCTTCAGGTTATGAGCAATGTGCTGAAGCGATTCGAAACAACACTTGCCCTGCACTCGCCATGAGAGCTGAAGAAGTTAAGGCCGGAAGAGCCCTTTATTACATGCCAAAACTTAAGGTCAATCTGACTCAAAAGACGACCCAAAGTATACGCGGTAATAGACCTGCTATGTCAGATAGCGCCAAAGAAAAGAGTGCCGCTCGTATCGATAAAATCTTCTCAAAAGACAAGAAGGTTCAGACTAAGAGCGCACCTCAAATTAAACCTAAAAGAGCAAGCCCCTCAGTAAGACCGTCCGAAGATTCAATGATCAACATGGACATGGGCCAGATATTAAAAGACACAATAAGAGAGGAGAAAAGTAAGAAGGCTGAAGCGGAAACATCGGCCAGTATTGAAAGTGAGTCCACAACTATTATCAAAAAAGCGGCAAAGATTTTATCTTTAAAGCGATTGCCGGGTGAATCACCTTTAGAATTCGCTCGCCGTAAACTTAAACACACACAGGAATAAAAGACTAATGAATCAAATTGTAAAAGACCTAGAGAAAAATAACGCTGATTATCG